GGACTAATTGATCACGGTTAAAGTCAAACGAACTTGCATAACTATCGGTGGTGTTACTAGTGATCACGGACAAAGGTTGCTGCAGGTCTTTGGAGTCAGGAAAGATTCCTTGACCGGCCTGCGCAATCATCTTGTCTATTTGAGAGACGGCGTCTGCGTAATTTGTTTTCTTGAGTACATCAATGTCACGTAGGTTATTGATCGCGCCTTCCAAAGCGTCGATAACACTATGGAGATTGTCAGCCGCTTTTTTAGACGCATCGGACACACCGTTCATTGCGTCGATTTGTTTTTGCAGTGCTGATTTCTGGCTGTTGGCTGCCTCGGTTAAGCTGGTTTTTTCAGCAGCAGCGGACCGTGCAAACAAGCCTTTTACATTGGATAAATCAGAGACGAACTTATCGATTTCAGCTTGTAAAGCACTACGCACTTGCTCAAAAGCATTCGCTAAAGCTTGCCGCTCTATCTCTACGGCTTTACCTAAATCATCAAAATTTGACTGCGCTTTTTGTAAAGCTTCGGCTGCTATGGCTGCTTTACGTGAGGCATCGGCCCAGCGCTCTACTAATAGGATGTTGTCGTAACTTGCTTGACCCCATTTTTCTAAACTGTCAATTGAGGATTCCGCGACGTCATCAATCGCGCTAATCTTTTTCTCTAACTCACTTAAACCATATTGAGCAAAGTCCGCTGAGAGCTTTCCTAAAAGTTCGGTTGCTTTTGCCTGATCTTCAAGCATGTAAATATGCTTAAGTAAGACCTGGTTACTTTCGTGTAGCGTGCTGAGTTCCCGTTCGCGCAATGCAACGGTATCGCCTTGCGTCTGTAATAACCTGCCAACCAAACTATCGGACTCAGCCGCTATCTGGTTGTATTTTTCTAGAGCAAGTATTTGAGATAGAAGGGCTCGGTTACTTTCATCAACCGCGTTTATTTCTTCCCTGCGCAACCCGGCTAGATCACCTTCAGCTTGCATCAAACGGGTATTGAGGGATGCAGTTTCACCGGCTATTTGCTGAGCGATTGCAGCGGCTTCTGCGTCTGCTTTTGCCTTATCTTCAATAGCAAAGATATGCTTCAGTAATGCCTGATTACTTTCATCGAGTGCATCAATTTCTTGCTGGCGTAAAGCGCCAACGTCCCCCTGCGCTTGCAATAGACGTGTATTAAGGCCCTTGGCTTCATTCGCTACTTTTTCAGCGGCTGCAGCAGCGGCCTCGCCAAGGTTGTTAGTTTCTTGTGTAAGCTGGGCGAAGATTGGGGACAGCTTGATTAAGCTTGCGCCTAACTCATCGTTCCCTGAACCAAAGGCTTCATCGACTAGTTTTCTAAAGCCGTCTCTGGTGGCGGGGAGACCGTCAACACCTAGCTTTTGGAGTTCCTCGGATAATTGTTTTGTCGAGTTGGCAGTACGTTCAGCTTCGGAGTAAAAGTTATCGTAGTAACTGCTGGTAGCAGCCACTAATTTATCCATGCCGCCAAACAAATCAGCAAAATCGCTAGCCGCATCCCCGCCCGCTAAGCTGGCTTCTTTCAGCTCAAAACCGAGGTTGCCAAAAATAGCGTTAACCGTAGTTAAGCTACCCGCTAGCCTTTGCAGTGTTTGGCTGGCAAGCTCCCCTTTTTTGGAGTAATCAGTGGTACCTAAAACAAATTTGGCGAGTTCTTCGTTAGCGCCTAGCAGCGCCTCTTCTACTTTTTTGGTTATCTCTTCTGGTTTGAGGCCGTCGAATTTGATACCAGTTTTACCCACCTCTTGGTGGATAATTTCGCTGCCCAGTTTGGTCGTAAAGTTTTTAATTGCATCCGAGCCAACCCCTAGCGTGTCAGCCATATTTGAGGTGGCTTCACGTAGTTGTTTATAAGCGTCCTGAATCGCTTGACTTTCAGGGCTTGTCCTTACGTTTTGGATGCTGTAGCTAGGGCCACTAAATAAACTGCCCCCTTTGCGTTGCAAGTCATAACTTTGGATTTCGCCGGTACCCAGCTCACCCATTACGCCGCCGCCAACTATCTTTTTGGATTTAAAGATACCTAAAGCATTTGCAACAATTAGGGCCACAGCCGCGTAAGGGATGACTGCCGCGACGCTTTGCAAAGCCCCCGCAGTCGCAGCCCCGGCACCCATAGCACCGCCACCGGTAGTGACAGGCCCAGCCAAGCCAGCAGCGAGGCTAGCGCCCTGCATTCCAGCGCCAAACTCAGCCGCTGCAGTAATACCAAACTTTGTACCTAAGGCGGAGATACTGCCCCCAAGGGAGCTAATACCACCAGCGACCGCAGAGTAAGCGCTGTAGGCGGTAGAGGCATTGTTAGCCATACCCAAAATGGAGGACCCACCCCCGCCTGCTCCAGCTACATCACCTAGCCCTATGGCACCAGCGGCCATGTTGACTGCGCCGTTAATCGTAGGGCGCAGCACCAAGGTCTTAAACATGTTGATTACGGTGTCGCGTAGGTTCTTGGCAGCGTCTTTGCCAGACTCAAAACCACGCATTAGGGCGTCTGTGATCGAGCCGTTGATTGACTCAGCCGTCTTAGCCCAGTCATCAGCCGCTTTTTTGGCGGCTTCTTCGCTAGCTTTCCCCAACTCTAGGGATGCTTCTTTTCCCGCTCCGTCTTTTTTAAGTTTGGCTAGGTCTCTATAGCCCTGCGCTTGCTGCTTGAGCAAGTTAAATTCTTGCGAATCTAAGTTCTTATCATTTTCCCTAATGGCCTGGCGCTCTAGCTCAGTCGCCATTAGCTCTAACTTGGCCCGGTCTAATTCTTCGATCGCTTCTTTACTTAACCCTAGCCGTTCGTTACTTTCTTTTTGTGCTTCTATTTCCGCTTGGAGTTTTTCAACACCAGAACCTAGAGACGTGATGTATTTTTCACGCGCATTAGCCGCGTCTAGATTGGCTTTGACTAGATTTTTAGCGGCATCAGCGGCTTGTTCTTGCGTGATTTTGGTTTCATACAGTGCTGCTACGTAAGCGCGCTGATCATTAGTGAGTTTTCCCCAGGCGTCAGAACTTGCGAGCTCTAGAAACTCCTCTTGCGATTTGTTGTAACCATTTGTTGCCGCTTCTGCCTTTGCGTACCCATCGGTTTGTTCTTTGATTTTGTTAACAAGCTTTGAAAAATCATCATTTGCAGCTTTAGTAGCTTTTGCAGATTTTTGTACACTGTCCCCAAACTCAGAGACACGGGGGGCTGCATTTTTAGAAGCGTCACCCGCTTTTTTCAAAGCTGCAGCGGTAGCGGCCATCGCGTCAACCGTCTTGTTGCCCGCGCCCTCCCAAACCTTGCCGATGCTTTCACCAGCAGAAGCCCATGAAGCCTTTATGTCTGTGCTTAAATTCGCAATGACGTTTTTGGCCTGGGCAAAATCGCCACTCACTACAGCGGCAATTGCTGCACCTACGCCACCTACAGCAGTGCCCACCGTTTTAAATACTTGGATTACTCCTACGCCTACGGAGTAAAGGGCTTTCAGAGATGAGGCCAGTGCACCCGCTACGTTTTTAAGTGTGTCTCCACTGGTAGCTGTGTCAAATAATTCACCCGCCATACTGGTTAGGGTGGGCAATAATTCCACTGCAATTTGACGGCCTACACCGGTGACGCCTTGGCCAACTAGATCGATAGTGTCATTAAACTTTTCAGCGTTTTTAGTAGCTTCATCGCTTAAAGTAAGCCCCAGCTTTTGGGCCATTTGGTCGTAGTCATCTAGCGCTTTTCCGCCCGCATTTAAGAGGGGTATTAGATTGGCGCCGGACTTACCAAACAGCTCCTGGGCAAGTGCTGTTTTTTCAGCGCTATCGCTATAACCCTTAAACTTATCGGCAACCTCTCCAATAAGCTGGCGTGTACTTTTAAGGTTCCCATCAGAACCCTTAACCGTAATGCCCATTGCCTCGAAAGCTTTGCTTCCATCGGCTGCATTTTTGGCAAGCTTGGATAAAGACTTTTGAAACTCATCGCCCGCGCCCGCTTGGCGAAATGCAAGCTGTAAACCGGCAACTTGTTCACTAGCTAAGCCTGTTTTTTGGGCAAGCTTTCCGGTTTCATCCGCGGCATCTATGGCGTGCTTTACAAACGCAGCCATACCACCAATCGATATACCGAGACCTAAGCCAGCCAAGGCCCCCTTAAGATTGCCTAACCCACCCGCAAAGCCGGACTGCGCTTTAGCAGCAGAACCGGCGCGGATTTCAGCCTCTTTAAGTTTTGCGATGTAAGGCGCAAGGGCGGCGGCATTGCCGTCAATCGCGGCTTTGGCTGCCTGATATTCACTTTTACTTTTACCGAGCGCTAATGCTTGCAGCTCAATAGATCTTGCTGCACGCTTAGTTGCCGCATCCATCTTTTCAGATGCGCCGGAGACCTGCCCCATTCCGGCTGCAGCATCTTTACCCGATTTGGATGCAACACCCCCTAGGTCAGCAAGTGATTTTTTGGTACGCGCAACGCTTGTTTCAACGCCGCTAGAGTCCGCCGTGATTTCAATTTGCGCGGTACCAATTTTTTCAGCCATCGCTAATCCTTCGTGCGCATCACGGACAAAGCTTCGGACTCCATCACTTGGATGCAGTCAAATACTTCGTCAAAATCTTGGGGGCAGGTGCGCTCGAGCAGCGGGTAAACCGCTTCGTAGCGCAGCCCAATAGGAGAGCCGCTGCTAGCGGCCCATTGCGTGCTCAGTCTTCTAAAGATCGATAGGGCTTGTACGTGCTCGGGCCAGACTTCGATGGTTTCAGCTACATCTTCTGGGGATAGCCCCCAGAGTTCTAGCTCACCATCACTCGCCTGGCCTTCGTACAGCGCTCTAGCGATCTGTTTTAGTTTCCCAATTTGGCATTGGTTTGCTGATTGATATAGGTCTCTAAAACCGCACGGCCTGAGCCGATATAGTTTTGAGTCAGCTTTTCCAGACTGTCCGCGTCAAAAGGGTCTTCCAATTCCCAGCCGCTGGCGACCTCAAGGATCAGATCGACGTCGTCTTTTTCCGCCATATCTTTGGCCCATTCCAGGTAGGCTTCTTTTGTCCGGTGCTTGAAAGTAAATTCAACAATTTCAGGGGAGCCGCCGGGGATTGGGATGCCTACTTTTGCTTTAAAAGTGGGGGATACGGTCAATACAAATTTAGTTTTTGCCATGATGTTTTTCTCTTTTTGAAGTGGTTAAAAAGGCCCGTAATCCAAGAGTGGCGGGCGTAAAAAAGCCCACAGAAAAAGATCCGTGGGCCATGGCAAAAATTAAGCGTTGTAGCGGACTGGACGGCCTTGCAAGCTGAAGCTCGCCTGTACGCCCATCACTTGGCCTTTTGACATCGTTGGTGTTTCATTGAAAGACAAATAGCCGTTGAATAAGATCAAAGATCCATTGGGCAGTGTCGCGCGCAGGGCTACCAGATTACGGGTCTCTGCGTTTGATTTAAGGGCTATGTAGCCGGGCAATGTGTCATCATCGGCAATGGTCATTTGGATAGACATTGCGCTTGATTGGGTGGGCAATTGAGACTCAAAATCCTGCTCTAAAAAAGAGTAGGTCACGAATTGCATTTCACCGCCGCTAGTCGTGCATTCAAGGATCTGTGAAATTTGGGTCCAGTTTGTGATTTCGCGAATAGAGCCGATGCCGGAGCCCGCTGGATAATTTTGCGTGCTTGACGTGTCGATCCCCTCGTAAGTGATCGACGTGCCTGCCACATCTGCGGCTCGGAGCACACGATTATTTAGCTTGGACCAGCCGCTGGTGACCTCGAAAAAAGATCCGTTGGCTATGCCGTGCGCGACCGCCGTGGTCGCGACAGCGGGGTTAGCATTGGTGACCGCGTTGACTGTATCAGCCGCAGCGTAAGATGTTGCTAGGGCGAACAGAATTCCGTTCGGGAGTTTGACTGCCATTTTGAGGGCCTTTCAAATAAAAAAACCCGCCGAAGCGGGTCTGGGTTTATGCCCTCTACGGGCGAAAAAAACCCCACCGTGATCTCTCAGGGCGGGGTGTCTGTTTTGGCGGGTTAGGCCGTTATCTGTTTATCCAGCATGAGAAATCTTGGCGGGTGCCATAGAGTTTTGTCTCTTCCTCGTACTCACTCACAAACGCGCCAATAGCGCTGGCCTGTAAAGTGGTAGAGGAAAGCATTAAATCTTCAATTTGGCGGGCGATATTTGCTGCAGCCAAACGGGTGGTTGCCCACGCTTTAATCATGATGCGTGCGTTTAGTTTGCTGGGCAATTCCAGGCCGATAAATTCAATGACTGAACCGCCTACCTGCTGATAGGTGATGCAAGGTTTAGGGGTGCCCGCCTTGGCAACATCAGCCCAAACGCGCCCGTCACATAGGACTTTTAAGCGGTCATAGATGGCTTGTTCGATCATTTTTATTACTGCCCAGTGGCCAAAAAGGCCCGCATTTTTTCAACGGCTTGCGTATAAGCTTGCTGCTTTGATGACTCGTAAGCTGGGCGTAAAAACGGTTTAGCGGCTGCACGACTGGTGCCAAATTCGACCATAAAACCGTAGGGACATTTTTTATGGTTCCACGCTACGTGATAGGTAGCGTGGCCGGGCCTGCTGTTATCTTCACTAAATTTTTGATAGATAGAGTTTCTTAAAGTCCCTGATTCAAACCAGTATTTCTGTCCGGTCTTTTTGAAGCTTGTTCCATGAAACCAGTGGCCTTTCCCGCTTGGCTTTACATTTGCTTTTGCCTGATCGTGGAACACTTGCGCAGCGGCTTGTGCGCCTACCCTAGTCACAGATTTATTTACTTTTTCAGCAAAACTATCGAGCGATACGCTTATATTCGCGAAGTCAAGCCTGACATCCATCATGCGACCACCTCACTCAATAAATCCACGTATTCACGCCCCGCCGCATCGGGCAGGACTGCATTAATTTGGTAAACAGTCGAGCCAAAAAGCACGCGCATTGCAGGCGTAATGTCAGACCGGTAACGGATGCGGATGCTTGCCTTTGACACAGACACGTCCGCGCCCGCTTTGATACTTTCTACTCCGGATAAGTGACGGATATGTGCCCAGACAGTGGCAACGTCTACCCAGTCGTTTATCGGCTGGCCTATGGTGTCTACAGTGTCTACTTGAGCCTGTAGCGTCACCTTGTTTTTTAGCTGGCCTGCGAACATCAGACGCCTATGTCATCTCGGTAGGGCCACCACAAATTAAGCGCAGCCGCTCTATAGTCGTTACGCTTGACCGGGTCTCCGTCATAATCAGCCTGCACGATTAAGACAATCCCTTGGAATAAGTCCGGCACAGTTAGTGGGTCAGCGGGGGCGTCTACATCCAGGTAATCAGGGACGGAGTCATAAATAAACTGGGCGCACTCTCTAGCAGCAGAGTTTATTAACCGAGTAAGTAACACATCGCTATCGGTATCAGTGATCCTTAGCGCGGCCTTAACTTCAGCAAGTACGGTCATTTTTTACGCTTAAAGACTTTAGGCTCTACGGGCTCTAAATCGACTTTTTTAGGCTGCACATAGACCGCACACTTTGCTTCATCGACTAAATGCTTTGCCATATCCTCATGACAGCGCATCAAATCGCCGGGGGCAAAGGATCCTCCTGCGGAGGTCGCACCAA